TCATCGTCTCCAGCGCCTTCCCCGCCTGACGCCACAACGCCGGTATGCGCGGGTACGTTTCACGGTACACGTTGATGACTCGAATGCACTCCTCCTCGGGCATGTCAACATTGAAAACTTTTAGCTGGTTGCGGAACTTCTTGCCGCCCATCCCGTACCCTGCGCCAAGGATTGTTGTCTTACCTACAAATCTTTCCTCCTTGGTAATGTCCGCCTCGGGCTTGTTGTAGATAGCCGAGGCCATCTTCTTGTACACGTCCTCACCTGCTTCGAACGCAGCAACCAAGTCATCCTGCCCCGCCAGCCACGCCAGCGTCCGCGCTTCGATCTGCGATGAGTCCGAGTCAATCATCACGTGACCTTCAGGTGCGAGGATTGAATGTTTGAGCGGGGAGCTACGTGGCAGGTTCTGCATGTTGACTTTATCGTCACCACCCCACCGTCCGGTGTGTGCTGCGTAGTAGCGCAGTGGTATAGGCAACGCGCCTCGTGCGGCGATCTCAATGAAGCGTTGGGTGCGTGTCTCCTCCAGCGTAGACTTAACGCCTAGCCTAGCAGCCACAATAGCTTGCACTCGAACATCCTCATGCTCAAGGAGCGCCTTGAACGCCTCGTCAGACTTTGAGAAAGCGTAAGTCTCTTTGCCTGTGGTCGGGCTGATCTTCATCGGTGGCTCTACGCCCAGCACCCGTAAAGTACCTGCTAACTTCACGTTAGACATAAGCTGCTCTTTGTCCACCATAGTCACAGCTTCTAGTAGCTTCTTCTTTGCTACCTGCACCTCATGAATATGGTCAAGCAAATAGTTGGCATCCAGCCGCAACACCGGCTCCGAGAACATACGAATGGTCAGGTCAATTAGCTTTAGCTCGTCCTTGTCGTAGCCCTGCGACAGAATCTTGAATAGCTCCAGCGTTAGCACACAGTCATTCTTGCAGTACTCGCCGTATGCAGCTAACTCGTCAGCAGTAAAGTCCGTGCGGCGCTTACCTAGCGCGTTGATTACTTCGGTTCCTTTTTCTCCGAGTTGGTAGTACTGAGCAAGTGCCGCAAGGCTTCCACCCACTTCAATAGTATGTAGTGCCCGAGCCATGCTAAGCGTATCGAGCCAACCCCGAGGACTAATGCCGAAATGCCAACGCAATATAGCGGCATCAAACATAGCGTTATGAGCCAGTACCAAATGTTGTCCGAGGTCGAGCGAATCGAGATACTTCTTAATCTGCGCCTGTGTTCCACTAAACCATGTGGCATCTGCCCCATCTTCCTTAACTCCCACTCCAATCGTCTCAAAACGCTGATCACGGATGTACTCCTCAGTCGTCAGTTTGCTAAGGCTGTACTCTTTATCGTAGTAAGTTTCAAAATCCAGCGCGATTATTTTCATTTGCGCCCTTGTGTTACTTCACGCACTAGCGTGTCAATCGATGTTTTTGATATTTGATTTGATACGTTATCCCACGTACCAGCTAAGGTTGCGCTTTGCAAGCGCGTTTTGAACGGCCTCGGGTTAGCGGTGGGTTCTTCAACTAGCACTTGCTTCATTACCCAGTCATCAAACATCTTACGGTGGGAACTAGAAAACAAATCGTAGAGCGCATCAATTTCGTCATCCCGCAATCCACGTACCCATCCACCACGTTTACCGGTCTCTTTGTAGTCAAACACGGCCTCGCGTAGATGCTGCCACTTACCGTACGCTTCCGTCACTTCTTCAGGGCTAGACTTAGCACGTTCCAATACGATGCGCACACCTGCGGAAAATTCTTCACTCATGGTTTAGCTCCTTTAATAAAAAATCTAACAATGTTAGGTCTTCTTTGACCACCATTGCCATGCCACCTGCTTGTTGTATTTGAAGTATCTCGCGTTGCTGTAACGCAGTTGGTTCGTTCTTGCCAGCTTTACACTCGATAGCTAGGAACTTACCTTTGATGCAGCAGACAATGTCTGGCACACCTGAGCGTCCGTAGCCGTGCGTAGCGGGGAAGAAGAAATAAACGCCGTGTTGCCTTAGCAATTTAACGACGCTGAGTTTGACTTTTGATTCGGGTGTAGAGGCCATGCCCTGAGTTTACAGGCATGTTTGACTTTGTCAAGGGGAGGACGAAAAAAAAGGCACGGGGGTTAGCCGTGCCTAAAGCCAGTGGCGGCGATTAACTGATTGATTTGATCTCGCGGTCGAGATACCAACGTGCTTTCTCTAAGTCCTCTTTGCGATTACCTTTGTGATCTGCACGGGTTATGTACTTCACTACGTTGCCAAGATTATAGTTGAGCTTCTTAGCTTCGATGAAGTCAATTGTTTCTACTCCACCTACTTTGTAATGCACAGGGTGGTTTACGTTATCAGGCTTAGCCTCGAACAACGGCATCTGAACTTGCTGCCTCAGCGCAGAGAAGTCAATGGTTTTCGGTGGTCGACCAAGCCGCTTCGGGTGGGATGATGAGGCCGCACCATCTGCAAACAATCCTTCTTTCTTCATCATGTATCTTATTTTGTACACGGTGGTTTTCTTCGCCCCCGTTGCGCCCATTACCTCCAACGTCTTTGCTTGCGGACGCTTCAGTAAGTACGATTTGACTGACATAGCTTTCGCCATAAGTTTCTCCTTGTTGATTTACATACTCTTCAAGAACCTCGCGCATCTTGGTTGTGCCGCTATCGAAGTTCTCTTTGAAATACTCAAGAACATATACCGGTATGCGTATGCTCGTGAGTGCGTGTCGGGGCTTTTTACCGGGGCCCCTTCCCCGTCTTACTTTTATCTCAGTGGACATAACATTGTTAGGTTTGCCCTTCTCTCGCTTTCACGTGTTCTTCTCTTTCAGCTTGGCTTCGATGGTTCGCATAAGTTCATGCGCTTCGTGGTCTAACAACGCTTCGCATGGGTCTGCCTCAACCAGACAATCATTACGCTCCTTATCCGTAAGCCCCTGCCATTCTTTCTTTTTTGTTTCCCCCTTAAGTGTCTTTTTAACCAGCTTGATAAGCGCTTTTTGAATGTCGTAGTTAACGTAAATGTTCCCTACCTTTAAGTTATCGCGTTCAAGCATATCCAAGGACAGCTCCAATGCTTCTTTGTCAGTCACGGCGCACCCCTTTCGCGGATAGCAAAAGCGATTCTCTGCTTCACAAAATCTACGCCCTGCGCATCGACTCCGAACCCTTCGTAAGTGTTGTGAGCGATCTGCGCACACGCTTCGCGCTCTGCTGCTGCGACTAGGTTGGCGAAGCGTTCCAAGTAACCGGTAATCACAATGGAGTCCGAATCCCTACCCTCTTCATCACACAGCCCAACCTCCCGCGCCATGCGGATAATGTCATCTCTGGTCATCTCTTCTCCTAACATTGTTAGTTTTGTTTTTCCACTGAACCCTTTATCAAGTTAATCATATCCACGTAAGCGGCTTTGCTATGCTCGTGCGTCCGTGCCCACACCATCTCGTAGGCGGCTTCGTACACGCGCCACAAATTGCGAAGCGTTGCGGCTGCTTCGTTATCCACTTCGCTTCGTGCGTTATCGTTAAGATATTCTGCTACATGTTCAGGGTTTTTAATTTTCATAGTCTTATTCTTCGTTAGCTTCGATATGATCAAGCACTGCCCACTTAGCCATTGCTTGTAGCTGTGTCTCCGCATTTAGATTGCGTCGGATACTTTTAAATGCACTTGCTACAGTACTTAAATCTACACGAAGCCGGTCTGCAATATCCTTACTCCGAAGCCCTTGCGCGGACAGGCGCATCACCAAATCCTGTCGTGGGGTCAATCGGCCTCCCCGCTTCTTCCGCGAGTGCTGGTTCCCTAGATTCTTTGTAGGGGATACTAAATGCGTGTCTTGGTGGTTCATCGATAGATATAATTAAGAGAAAAATAGCGCAGCAGATTATCGCAATACACCAATCAAAAAAGTCGTTCATGGCTTCTCCACTGGTTTCCACCCGTACTTCTTCCAAGTCTGACGGATGTTTGTTTTAGATGACTGCGTGTACTTGAATCGCG